CGGATTAGAGTATGGCAACTATTCAAGGGAGGATAATACTTTAGATATATATGTCGATATGGATACTAATTGTGATGATGACGCTGACCCTTTACCTGTCGTGGTGTATTATGACGTGGGTCACTTTTTCTATGGAGAGAATGAAACGTTAATATATGATAACTTTACATACGAAGAATACTTTTTCAATGTGTCAGGATGGTTTGAAGACCAGCACTGGTTAAACTGTAATTGTGAACCATTCGAAGATACTTTCAATAATCACACAGAAGGAGTTTATTTTTTCTATGCATCAGTTTATGCAGATTACAATAACACTGGCGAATATGAATATGTTAGATACTTAACTAACTATCCTTACTACGGTGATGGTGAAGTTTTTAGATTGGAGGAAGAATGAAAGCACAACAAATGCTAGTTCTTACAAATATGTTAGCGAAAATTATATCTGAAGTGGATGATTTGAAAGCAATGATTAGAGAACAAGTCAATGAAAGTTTCAAAGAAAACTTCGAAGGTGAGGAGGAATGATTTCAGAATGGTTAATACAACTATTAGAGATGGCAGCAACTGTTACTGCTTTAGCGGCTATGATTATGTCCTTACTACTGATATATGCTTTTGTCCGAAGAGTAACACCAAAGAAACCAAAGAGCCCCAAGAAACAAAGGAGGAACGAGATGTCTAAAGAAGCAAGAGAAGGAGTAACGTTTAACGATATTTTTATGTTTATGATAGCTGTGCCTTTAGTTTTACTCTGGGTTGGATTTGCGGGATTCGTTATACACAGCGGATTGCAAGATGACTCTGTTCTTGAACAAATTGAAGGATACACAACTTTGATAGCTATATTAGGTGGGCCAGCCCTCCTAATTATCAAGGATGCTCTAGATGTTTGGAAACAAGAACAAGCAGAGAAAACAGCATTCTATAAAGTTAAAGCGCAATCTGTTATTGACTATAATAATAACGTTTTGAAACAAGCACAAGAAATAGAATCTAAAGCTCAAGAGCAAGCACATAAGATGGAAAACAAGAAGTGACCGAAACATTTATATGTCAACTTCTCATAATTTAATGTAGGTGACAAGTATGGTCAATTGTGAATATTCAAGTTGTGGAGGAAGCCCTGACTACGGGGTTTTCAAAAACGCAAGTAAGTGGCCCTGCTGTGGCAGACAAGTTACTGTAAAGTTAAATTTCCCTGCTGCACCAGCGCCAGAACCCGAACCTGTAAAGGAATCGGCACCTGTCAAAAAGGCAGCTCCTGCTAAAAAAGCAGAATCAAAGAAGACAAAAAAGTCTAAAAAGAAATAGGTAAAATTATGGCACCAAAAAATAAAAAATTAGAATTCTATAATGGAAAACACGATGGTTCAGTATCCCCTATCGGATATGAAAGCGAAGAATTAAAAAATCCAAACTTAGTAGCAGTGGATGGGTTGAAAGATATGCCAACCTACACAACTAAAACTACTGATGGTAAAATCAGTTCAGGTAATTAAATATGAACGATTTCGAAGGTGAACAAGTCTTAACCGAAGTTAAAGAATTACAAGACCAAGTTGCAGGATTACACGAAGTTGTAGAAGTTTTGGAAACATTACTACACGATTGTTGTTGCGACAAGAAAGATGGCAAAAAAGAAAAAAAGTAATCCAAAGAAATGGATTCAAAGCGCAGTTAAAAGACCCGGAGCATTTACAGCAAAGGCACGTAAAGCTGGTATGAGCGTGAGTGCATACGCTACGAAAGTATTAAAAAAGGGTTCTAAAGCCGATGCTAGAACTAAAAGACAGGCTCGTCTTGCGCAAACGTTTAAGAAAATGGGCAAGAAAAGAAAGAAGAAAAAGTAGAGTTGTGAAAAAAAATGGAAGATAGTGTAATAGAATATGAAAACCGACTACGTGAAAGAGTAGGTGAAGGAGAGTATGAACGTCATAAAGAACTTGTTATGTTGTTGGCACGTAATCTTGCAATTGAAGACGTGCTTTGGGAAGAAATTCTTGTATCTATTCGGGATGTTAACAAACGAACAGAGTTATTGCGACAAAGAAATCAGATTGTACGTGATATTCATACTGAGTTCCGCGCTCTTAATATCGAAATACCTACTTTGGTAGAAGCGAAGACCGAAAACTTTATGAACTTCCTAGGAGACTTAGAAAACGATGACAGCGATAAAGAACGAAACGAAGGAAATCAAAGCGACATTACAGAGTAATAGTAAATTTGACTCTGTAGAGTTAGAAAAATTTTTTGAAGAAGTAAGAAAAGACGAAAAAAAGATGGAAAAGTTAGTTCGTGCTTTTTGTGAAACATATTTAGTAGATGCACAACAACGACCTTTAAGATTAAGACCTTTACAAATATCAATTGTAGTTAAAGCATTAACACATCCACAAGGAAATGAAGATAAACAACGTAAAATGGCAATTTTAGCTCCACGTGGTAGTGGTAAATCGTGGGCATTATCAATTGCTGTGGTAGTTTGGATGTTTTTTCGTAGGTTTAGAGACCTTGTTTTTGTTATTGCACCTACTGAAGACCAAGCTGCATTAATTTTTAATTACGTTTATCGCCATTTTAGGGATAATAGTTTCCTTGATTCATTAATTGACGCTTATAAATTACATAATAAACCTTCTATTAAGATGAAAGGAGGAACTTTACTAAGAAGAGCACCAATTGCTCCATCAAATCAAGGGCAAGCTATACGAGGACAACACCCAACCTTCCTTGTCGTCGATGAAAGCCCTTTAATATCGGATGAACTATTTGTAGATAACGTAGAACCGTCAATTGTAGCGAATAAAGCGCCTTTTATCAACTTAGGGACGCCAAAAAGTAAGGAAAATCATATGTTTCGGTACTTATATGACGAAGGATACGCTGAAACATTTGAAAGACAACATTTTACGTGGCGAGACGCCATTGTTAAGGGTGAAGCTTACACTGCACCTTACGATGAAGAGGAAATGTTGAATAAAATGATGGAATGGGGGGAGGATTCAATCCACTGGAGAACAGAATATGAATGTGAATTTATAGAAAGTGTATCAAACGTATTTAATACTAAACAATTGAGGAAATGTTTTGATGACTACGCCTTTATTACCCCAGAAGACGCCCGAGGAAAGAAAATTCCTAATTGTAGTGTGGGTGTGGATATTGGTAAGTCCGTTAATAGCACTGTCATTACTGCTTGGATTACCGAAAAGTCCGACAAGGATAATATTGCAAGACTTATTTACTTGGAAGAGATTGGCCCTAAATCGGGTGGCCACGATATACCATATCAACGACAACGTATTATGGCAGTTGCTAAAGATTTTGGAGCTCAGCGTCTTATCATTGATGCTACTGGTATTGGCGGTGCGTTTGAACAGGAGATTCGATTAGAATGTATTCCAGAAAGTATCCATTTTATACCATTCGTCTTTACAGGAGGCCCGAAAGGGACAAAAACTTATGCTTATCGTGATTATGTACAGTATATTCAAAAAAATATGGTCCGCGTTCCAAATCCACAGAATTTATCAAAAAAAGAAGAAAAATTAATGTATAAATGGTATAATGAACACGCTACATTAGAATACGTTATGGACCATACACAAAAATCAGAGAAAATAGGTGCACCTAAAGGCAAACACGATGATTATTGTGATAGTTCAGTTTTAGGTATTCACGCTTGTTTGGGTATGTTACCAGCAGAAAGTAGTTTTGGTTCAGTTCAGTTAGGAGGTTATAAACAAAGGTCTGGTAGAGGGGGACCAAGAGCTTATTCTATAGGGAAAGGGACTAGAAATAGACTAGGTAATTTTAATTTACCCCCGCGGGGGCTTTAAGCAAAACTATAAATATCTGTGAAAACAGTATTAAAAGTAGGTTTTATCAATGGGTCTAGGAGATTGGATAAGCAGACGGTTCGCTACCGTCGGAAGTAACCCTCCATTTAAGGAGGACGAGCCACGTAATTTCGGAGCCGGAATTATAAGAAGATTAAAATTAACCAATCAGACCCAATCCTATCAATATGAGAAACATATTGGTGACAATCGTAAGTATATGAATATTTATTTATCTGACCCGATAATTAGAACCTTGATTGACTTACCTTGTCTATATGCAGTGAAAGATGGATATGATATTGTAACAGAAGACACAGACTTAAGAGAAAAAGTTGAAAAACTTTTTAACGACATTAATATTGATATGACAATCTATGGTTGGCTACGTAATGCTCGAATCTTTGGTTCAGGATATTTAGAATGGACTGGAGACAACCTAGTACTGCGTTCATCACAAAATATGTTTATTCAAAGGAATCAACACGGTCAGTTAATGTATTATTATCAAGACACTGGCGCAGATAATGAAAACGTTAGGTTTGAACCAGATGAAATTATACAATTACAAAATAACCCATTTGATGATTATGCCTATGGATTATCTGACATACACACTGTAATGTATTTAGTGAATTTAAAAGATTATGCATTAAGAGATATTGGTATTGCATTAAACAAACACGCAGTATCAAGATTTGATATTTCTTGTGGTTTACCTGATATGCCGTATGGACCAGATAAAATTGACGAAATCGTTGAAGCGTTTAACGCATTACAACCCGGTGAAGATATAATTCACGGAAACGATATAGAAATTAAAGAACTAGGTGGAACAGAAAGAGCATTTGAGTATGGTAAATACACAGATGATATTATGGACAAAATACACATTGCATTAAAAGTACCAAAAACAATGTGGGACGAACCTGAAAAGGCACGACCTATATTTGAACCATATGTAAGATATCTACAAAAATCTGTAGAATCAGCACTTAATTCACAATTAATGCCAGAATTAGGTGAAGAGATTAGATTCAAGTTTAGGCAATTAAATGTAGATGATGCATTTACAAAAGCAAAAACTGATATGATATACTTATCTGAAGGAGTGTTAGCATCTTCAGAAGTAAGAGCAGAAAGAGGGTTAGACCCTGATGGAATTGTTGAAGTTATGGAACCAGCTGTGGCAAATGTAAATGTCGCAGGGGGTAAAAACGTAGACAAGAAAGAAGAGTCACAACGAGCTGATAACAGAGGCACTACTAAGAAGGGTGATGTTAGAAAGACAGCACGTAGGGCTTACGAACCAAAAAAAGGCAATAAACCATCTGCAAATGCTACAGGAGATAGAAAATGAGTCAAATCAACAAATGTGTAAGTCAATTGGGAGCAAACCTCAAAAAACGTGGAATTAAAAATGCTGAGGCAATGGCCACAAATATGTGTACTATGTGGGCTGATGAAAATGGGGTAGAGAAAGAGTTTGGTACATCTATTGTAGAGGAAACACAAAAAACCTTTGCTTTAGATTTTAAAGTAGAAGATGTCAAAGAAAAAGATGAGATTACTGAATTTACAGTAAAGGCTATAACTTCTGGGCCTCACGAATACGAAAAAGACGGTGAAGACCATAAAGTTTATATAGAGCCTAATATGCTAAGAGATAGTATAGAACTTTTTAAAGAGTTACCTATATATGTCAACCACCAAAGGACGCCTGAAGATTTAATTGGAAAGGCGATTAATCCTGAAGTGGAAGAATTAGATAATGGAAAGATTGCAATTAAAATGTTGGCACAGATTTCTGAACCAACAGAAAAAGCAAATGAAGTGATTGGTAAAGTAAAAGAAGGGGATATAACCAACGTCAGTATCGATTGGTTTTCTAAGGATGTAGATGTAATGGGTGACATTTACGCTACAAACATTAGACCGGTTGAAGTGTCGTTTATAGAAAATGATAAAATGGAAGCAGTCTGCGGAGACTGTACAATTGATACGGAATGTGGTTTACACGAATCTGACCAAGTGGAAAAAGAATTTGCACAAAAATCTTGTTGCGGTTCTTGTTCTAGTGGAGAGACGTGTAACGATAAACCCTGTGACGGGGAAAATAAAGAGGTCGATAGTATGAGCGAAGAAGTAAAGCACAACGATTCAGACAAAATTGTCGAACGAGAGTTTGCAAATCTTAAATCACAACTTGCTGAGATGGAAAAAGCACACACCGAATTGACCAGTAAATACGAGGAGGCTCTTGGAGCCGTTGAGGATTTTAAGACTAAGGAAGAAGAGCGCAAAGCTGCAGAAGCAGAACGCAGAAAGAAAACCTTGGTTAATAACATCATCTCTAAACAACTACTTATTGGTTCAGTCAAGGAAGAAGCAAAAGATGACCGTTTCACTGAGTTAGCTGATTGGGATGAAACAAAACTCGTCGGATTCAGCGAAGCTTTAGAAAATGTTCCAGTTCCAGAAGAGAGTGAGAAATCATTCGGAAAAGGAATTGCAGCAGATTCTGAAGAAAAAGCTGTCGAAGAAGAAGAAGAAGTCGAAAGACTCTTCGGAGTATCTAAAAACGGAGAAATCCGTTTAAATAGGAAAGCACTTAATAGAGGTGATTAAATATGGCAACAGAAATAATTGTAAATGACGGTGGAGCACCATCCCGAATTATACCATACACAGCGTATGAAACATTATCTGCTGGTGAGTACGTTACGCTAAACGCTAGCGGAAAAGCAATACAGCAACACGTAAGTGGGTCAAAAGGACTTGGGTTCTGTTTGACTGCTGCAACATCAGGTAATATAGCATCCGTTGTAACTGGTCACGGGGTTCAGTGTAACGTCTATGTAAGCGGCACAGTAGCTGCTGGGAATCCGTTGTACGTTCAACGTACAGCTGATGATGGTCTAAGAGCTGGATATACATCCGCAAGCAAACAGACTGGAACAACGGTCGCAATTGCTCTTGAAGCAAACAGTGGCGGCCCTAACCTGAAACTAGTTCAGGTAATCTGAGGTGATTAAATATGGTTACAGCACAGAAAGGAATATTAACCACCAATAACGAAGGTTCATATTCAGACACTGGAGGCACAGGAGAGAGAGTCCTTATTGATTATAAAGACGCATTGATTGACTATAAAGTCACTTCTCTACCTGCACTACAGATGTTTACAGAAAGAATGAACACCGATACTGGCGGAAAGATAGATATCACATTTACTCTTCCATCAATGGCTATGGAACAGATAGATGAAGGAACAACTCCGGCATACCAACACACAAAACTACGCTCCGAGAGAGTGGACGTTCGTGAGTGGGGTATTGCAGTTGGTGTTACCCGTAGGATGATTGAGGATTCAAGATTCAACGAAGTTGAATTGGCCCTCAACGAAGCAAGAAGGTCTGTAGAAAGACACGTTACCAAACACGCAGTTTATGCTTTGTTTGGTCTGTATGATTCTACTTTACAAACTGGTGTTAACGGAGCAAACGTTTTCGCTAACACAGCAGAAAGTGGTTCAAACAGTATAACCGATTTCAGCGCTAACATTTATGGAGGTTTCATAGCTTCCGGTGGTACCGTTGGAAGTGGTCGTCTATACAACTACGGATTAGCTTCCGATGCTGACTTACAAAGAAGTCACTATCAGATAGCAGCAAGCACTTCAGCTGGACAATTAAGTTTGTCTGATATAACAAAAGGAATCGATATTATTGGAACCGAAGGTTACAATGCAGATTCTATTGTAATATCTCCACAGCACTACAAATCATTACTTGATATGGCAGACTTCACTGCAGTATACAAAGCAAGCACCCCACGTGACTCTGGTGGTCAAATGGGATTCTTGGAAAATACAGCAGCAAATGGTCTTGTTGGTAATATTTATGGGTTAAACGTTTTTGTTAACGCATATATTCCAGCTTCCAGATACGGAGTATTTGATTTGTCTGTAAAACCTTTGGCTTACGTTGAAAGACGTCCGCTAACAGTTGAAGAAGCAAACCCCGGTTTCGGTATTGTAGGTTCTTATCTATCAATGAGATATGGATTGAAGGTCGTTAGACCTGAAACTGGTGTAATTTTTATGAATACTGGCTACCTAGCTTAGTTAGATTAGAAATAGACACATTGATTGGTTAAGGGGTTCCAACCAAAAACCCCAGTATGTTTTATATATAAACATCACCTTATTTTTATTATGCCGCTAAACAAAAGGTCAATGGGCCACGGAAAAAGATTTATCGCAAAAGTTGAAGCCGATAATAACGACTACACTACAGCTGGTACTCTTGGCGGCGATAATATATTGACAGGTACTAGACAAAATGGTACTTGGACTGCAGATTTAAGTGCATTATCGGGTGGAGGTGGAGGTGCCTCGGGTTCTGTAAAAGCATCTGCATTATATAGTATTCCATTTTACAGTGGTTCTGCATATGGTGATACTGTTTCTGGTGCTTCTGGTTTTTCATATTATCAAGGCAATGTTGGAGTTAATCTAAATATTAATCCTACTTATCCCCTTCACGTATCACAAAGTAGCGGCGATACTTACGGAATGTATCAAATTAATTCTGCAGGTCGAGGTATTTATTTTGGTGACACTTCAAACAATGGTACTGGTTATGGTAAGATTGGCGGAGTTGGTGGAAGCCTTTTCTTAGGTTCTACACAAGTTTATACATCATTTCTTGGTACAGGTGATGCTAACACTACTTTGGGTAGTTCAGGAAGACGTTGGTCTTATTTTTACACACGGTATGGTGCTTTTGGTTACAAAACAAGTGTTACTGAAGGAACTGATTATGTGGTTGCAGTAAGTAGCGCTACTACTAAACACCCAATGATTGTAAGAGACAGTAAATACGGTACACCTTTGGTAATTACATCTGGGGGTAAAGTAGGTCTAGGCACAACTTCACCATCTTATGAATTAGACTTGAACGGTAAATTTTACTGGGATGGAAATCATTGGAGAGGTGCGGATACAAATGGTCCTTCGATGCGTAACGAAACACCCTCATCTACTAACCCAGTCTTTACATTTAATAATGATGTTGATACTGGAATAGGTAGAGCATCGGATAATACATTATCTTTTATAACATCAGGGTCTGAAGCATTACGTTTAGACTGGAATAATCACGCTAAATTTTACAGTAGTGTTTTAACAGAAGGTTATCTTCACGTAGATAAAGATGGTAGTCCCGGTATATTAATAGGAGAGGGTGGAGATGGAGATATCTATTATAACGGTACTGATATGTACATTGATTCTCGCAGAATAGGTTCTGGTTCTTTATATATACCAAGTAATGT